CCAGCGCAAGAAGGCTTCTTGTCTCGCGTGCGTGCGCGAGCAGCCGATCATATCGTAGGACAGATGATCGAGATTGCCGACGATACAGACATCGAGGAGGTCAATAAGGCGCGTCTGCGCGTCCAGACGAGGCAATGGGTGGCAGAGCGCTGGAATCCTGCCTCATACGCCCAAAACAAGATGCCTTGCGTGCAAGTGAACCTGTCTGGCATGAGGCTGGACGCATTGCGACGCATTGAGGTGGTCGAGGACATATCCACAGACAAGTTGCCATAGTTATCCACATTTGTGTGTAAACTGGCAAAGTTATGCACATTTATGCTTACAAACCTGTGGATAACAGCAAAATAACTTTACATAATGAACATAGTGTAAAGTAGGTGTAGAGATTAGTATTCGTTTCTGCTTGTTGTCTGCTGATTGATTCGGGTTTACCCCCCCTTCGATCTGCGCGACGGGTGGCGCTGAAACTGCACCCCGACAGTTACCGACCTAACACCCCCCACTACCCCTCCCCACACCCCCACTCACCCCTAAAAAATAAAAAAAATCAAGGCACAATCCTGACATGACGACAGAATCAACTGCACCAGTAAAAAAGAAACTACACCCCGATGTGGTTGCAAAGATAGACCGTATCCAAGACAAGAGAGAAGACGAAATCTCCAAGAATCCCTTTGTTGCGTTCACCATCCGCTACAAGAACAATCCCGTCCTATTCGTCAGGGAAGTCTTAAAAGCCAACCCCGACACTTGGCAAGAGACATTTCTAACGCACATCGCAAAGGGCAACCGCAGAATATCTGTCAGATCAGGGCATGGCGTAGGAAAGTCCACAGCAGCGAGCTGGGCGATCATCTGGTACTTACTGCTCAGATACCCCGTCAAGGTCGTCGTCACCGCACCAACATCCAGCCAGCTATACGACGCACTCTTTGCGGAACTAAAGCGCTGGGTCAAAGAGTTACCCGAAACTCTCAAAGATATGCTGGAAGTCAAGCAGGACAGGATCGAGGTCAAGGAAGCAGCGTCCGAGGCTTTCGTCTCCGCAAGGACATCGAGGGCAGAGCAGCCAGAAGCCCTGCAAGGTGTCCACAGCGAGAATGTGATGCTGGTGGCTGACGAGGCATCTGGCATCCCAGAGGCTGTCTTTGAGGCTGCTGCTGGCTCAATGTCTGGACACAATGCCGTCACCCTTCTGCTGGGCAACCCTGTACGCTCTAGCGGATTCTTCTACGACACCCAGAACCGACTCGCAAACGACTGGGTGACGATGAAAGTCTCTTGCGTGGACTCGCCAAGGGTCAGCGATGCGTATGTCGAAGAGATGAAGTCGCGGTACGGTGAGGAATCCAACGCATACCGTATCCGCGTACTGGGCGAGTTTCCAAGGTCAGACGACGACACCATCATCCCGATGGAACTCTTGGAGTTGGCAAAGCACCGCGATGTCGAGACAAGCCAGCACGCCAAGCTGATCTGGGGTCTGGATGTCGCACGCTTTGGTGGGGACAGGTCGGCACTCTCCAAGCGCCAAGGCAACGCATTGATTGAACCCACAAAGACTTGGAAGAATCTTGATTTGATGCAACTGACTGGTGCTGTCGTCGCAGAGTGGGAAGCGTTACCGCCAAGCCAGAGACCACATGAGATCATGGTGGACAGCATTGGACTTGGTGCTGGCGTAGTAGACCGTCTCAGAGAACTCGGTCTTCCCGCTAGAGGCATCAATGTCTCCGAGTCCCCCGCGATGGGTACGACTTACAGGAATTTGAGGGCAGAACTTTGGTACAAGGCAAAGGCGTGGTTTGAGGCGCGTGACTGTCGTATCCCTAATGACGAGGAGCTGGTGGCTGAACTGGCGACGGTGCGGTACTTCTTTAGCAGCTCTGGAAAGATGCAGGTCGAGGGCAAGGACGACATCAGAAAGCGTGGCTTGAAGTCACCCGACAAGGCTGACAGCTTTGTGTTGACCTTTGCGTCCGACGCTGCCGTCTCAATGTTTGGTGCGAATACGAGTCAGAAGTGGTCTCAGCCGTTGAAAAGAAACCTGTCAAGGGTTGCATAATTCGTCTATCCCATTTCAAGGAGTCATTGACATGATGAAGAAGACAAAGACAGAGAAGAAAATCTCTAAGGTTTACAACGAATTCAAGGCAGGTAAGCTGCACTCAGGCAAAGGTGGTCCAGTCGTCAAGAACAAGGCTCAAGGCTTGGCTATTGCTCTGTCCTCTGCTGGCGTGAAGCAGAAAAAAGGAAAAATGTAATGGCAACCTCATACCCCAAGAGCTTGCAAGGCGCGATGGATCAGATGATGAATCAGAATGACACATCAAGCTGCCCAGCACCGACGCAAGACATCACACTCAACTTAAAGAACCGCGCCAAGGCGATCACGACTGCGAAGTACGGTCCTGAGAACCCAGCACTACCAAACACCCCATTCTGGGCAAAGAAGGCAGACGCATGGGATGTGACTGTGGACGATGCGAAGCAATCCCTTTGCGGAAACTGCGCAGCGTTCAATGTCTCAGACACCATCAAGCAATGCATTGCTGACGGTATCGGCAACGAAGCAGACCCGTGGGGAACTATCAAGTTGGCTGACTTAGGGTATTGCGAGATATTCGACTTCAAGTGCGCAGCGTCAAGAACCTGTGATGCTTGGGTTGTTGGTGGTCCGAATAAAGGCGAAGGCGACAGCGAAGACATGGGCGACGGTGAGGACGACAGCGAAGGCGAGTCCTTGATCAAAATTCACATAGGAGCGAAATGATGAAGACTGGACTCTATGCAAATATCAATGCCAAGCAAAAGCGTATCGCTGCTGGCTCTGGCGAAAAGATGAACAAGGTCGGCTCTAAGGCTGCACCGTCTGCTGCCGACTTCAAACAGGCTGCCAAGACCGCAAAGAAGCCGAAGGCTAAGAAGTGAGCGCAGCTTGGCAGAGGAAAGAGGGAAAGTCACCTAGTGGTGGCTTAAATGCAAAAGGTCGTGCCTCCGCGAAAGCTGAAGGCATGAACCTCAAGCCCCCTGTCAAGTCTGGAGACAACCCAAGGCGTGCAAGTTTCTTGGCTCGTATGGCGGGTAACGCAGGACCAGAGTACAAGGACGGTGAAAAGACCCGTCTTCTCTTGAGTCTCAACGCATGGGGTGCGTCCAGTAAAGCCGATGCCAAAAAGAAGGCGATGGCTATTAGCTCTAGGAACAAGGCTAAGAAGTGATCCCGATCTGCATCTCGACGGTACACGGCAAAGGTTTGCCAGTCCTCTTGGAATCCATCAAGCAGTACGCACCAGAAGCGTTTGTTTACTTGCGTGGCACAGAGAGAGTCGTCTCTGGCTACAAGAACGCAAGGCTTATCTTTGGCGAACCTAGTAACTTTGGCGACGATTACAACGAAGTAATCGACGACGCTTTGAAGTACGCACAGGCTTGCATCGTCTGCAATGACGATGTGGTGCTGACACCGACGAGCTACCAGCGCCTACTCGAAGATGTTGAGGTGATCCGCGAGCTAGAGGTCAATGTCGGCTGGGTGGGCGCGAGAAGTGACTATGTGCGTCCCATGCAAAACATTCGCTACAACCCCGACGGTGATCACTTAGAGATGTGCAGATTCAAGTCGGAGCAGTTCATTCGCCACGCCAACAGCATCGCACCGATCTTTGCGTACATCTCTAGAGACGCATGGCATCACGGCAGATTCCCCCCTATAAATTGGTTTTCTGACGATGTGAGCTGCGCAGACCTCAGTAATCAGGGCTACGAGCACTTTGTCTCAAGCGCCTATGTCCATCATGTCGGCAGTCAGACAACTGGCGACAACTCAAAACAACTAACTGCCGAGGCGATGCCTTGGGTAAAAGAGCACCGCCCACAGTATGTCAAACGATTCTTTGGTACTTAACTTAGGCTCTGGAAAAGATTTCAGAGAAGACTGCATCAACGCAGACATTCAACTGCGCGTCAAGCACGACTGGTTACTCGACATCTGCAATGTCCCGTGGGGCGATGCAATCTCCACACGACTCGGAGACTTCGATGTGCAGCCAGAGATGTTTGACGCAATACTGGCAAACGATGTGCTCGAACACCTACCCGATCTGGTGGGTGCAATGACGAGCTGCAAGAAGTTGCTTCGAGTTGGTGGCGAGATGCGCATCCATGTGCCGTATGACTTGAGCTATGGCGCGTGGCAAGACCCGACGCACCTCAGAGCATTCAACGAGAAGTCGTGGCTTTATTACACCGACTGGCATTGGTATCTTGGCTGGGAAGATCGGTTTTATGTGACTCACTTGGAATTTAGGTTAAATCCCATCGCACAAGACCTAAAATTGACGCAAGAAGAATTACTTAGGACTCCGCGAGCTGTGGACTCCATGTTTGTCGTATTGACTAAGGGTACAAAATGAACATTACCAACGAGCTGGGATTGAGCACCGACATCGCGTCACAGATTGACCCGACGCTCACCCCTATGACAGACACCGACTTAGAAGCAATCATGGGTCAAGAGATCACAGACGCTGTGAGCTACATCGACTCTGACCTCTCACCTATCCGCGCTCGCGGTACTGAGTATTACAGGGGCGATCCCTTCGGTAACGAGGAAGATGGACGCTCGCAAGTCGTGGCGATGGAAGTGCGCGACACCGTGTCTGCCATGCTGCCGTCTCTGATGCGTGTGTTTTTCTCAACTGAAAACACAGTCGAATTCATACCGCGTGGTCCAGAAGATGTGGAAAACGCACAGCAAGCCACAGACTACTGCAACTATGTATTTAATAACGATAACAACGGTTTTATGGTGGCATACGCCACATTTAAAGACGCTCTTGTCAGGAAATGTGGCATTGTCAAGTGCTATATCGAGGACACAGAATCTGTCCGAATTGAGGAATATTCGGGGCTAGATGACCAGACTTTACAAGTCGTCATGCAAGAAGGCAATGCAGATGTGAAGATTGTGGCGAGTTATCCAGACGAAGCCATGCAAGGTGCAATGCAGATCGATCCTATGACTGGACAGCCATTGCCCCCAGCAATGATCCATGATGTCCAGATCAAACGCAAGATAACCGACAAGCGCATCCATGTTGCGTGTTTACCGCCAGAAGAATTGCTCTTGTCTCGCCAAGCAATGTCCTTCAAGGACGCACCTTTTATCGGTCACCGCAAAATGGCGACTGTGGCTGAGTTGATTGGCATGGGCTACGACGAAGATGAGGTCACAGACTATGTTGGCTCGTCCGACTTGAACGACAACGAAGAGGCTTTGGCTCGCGCTCCACTAGCAAATAACCAATATTTCAGCGAGAGCGCCAACCCGATGATGATGCGCGTCCTCTATGTCGAGGGCTACGCCAAGGTTGACTTTGATGGCGACGGTATCCCTGAGTTGCGCAAGATGTGCTTTATGGGTGCTGGCTACAAGATGGTGCGCAACCTGCCAGCGTCATACATCCCATTTATTGAATTCCCTTGTGATCCAGAACCCCACACATCACCACTTGAGGCGATGTCGATCTTTGACATTACGCGAGATTTGCAAGAGATCAAGTCAGAAGTCATGCGTAATACGCTTGACTCTCTGGCGCAGTCAATCCATCCCCGCACCGTGATCGTTGAGGGTCAGGTCAACATTGACGACGCATTGAACAACGAGACTGGCGCAATCATTCGTGCGCGTGCTCCGAACATGGTGCAAGCCTTAACAACTCCATTTGTCGGACAGGCTGCTTTCCCAGTCCTTGCGTACTTGGACGAGATCAAGGAAGGTCGCACAGGAATGTCTAAGGCATCTATGGGTTTGAACCCAGATGCGTTGCAGTCAAGCACAAAGGCTGCCGTGGCTGCCACAGTAAGCGCCAGCCAAGGACGCATCGAACTGACTGCGCGTCTCATGGCTGAAGGTATGAAGGAGCTGTTTAAGACGATCCTATTTCTTGTTACTACACACCAAGACAAGCCACGCATGATTCGCTTGCGTAACAAGTGGGTGCAGATTGACCCACGCGCATGGGACGCGACAATGGATGTCAACATCAACATCGGTCTGGGTAATGGCGACACCAATGAGCGTATTGCGACTCTGATGCAGATACTTGCCAAGCAAGAATCCATCATTAACCAGTACGGTCTTGAGAATCCTGTGGTATCCCCACAGATGTATGTGCGCACCTTGAAGAAGGTTGTCGAACTCTCAGGATTCAAGGACGCATCGAGCTACTTTGCGGACATTCCAGAAGGCTGGAAAGCACCACAAGCACCGTCAAAACCAACCCCAGAAGAGGTGCTGGCTCAGGTGCAAGCCGAGTCCATCAAGGCAGACATCCAGAAAAAGGCTGCCGATCTTGAGTTACAGCGCCAGAAGATGATCCGAGACGACGACTTTAGACGCGATCAACTTAACCAAGATAGACTACTTCGTCAGTACGAACTTGAGTTAAAGTACAACACACAGATCAGCACTGCCCAGATCGTGGCAGAGCAGAATGTCAACCGAGAGGTTGTAAAAGAACAAAGTGCATTGGTACAACAAGCTATGGCGCAGCCACAGCAAGCACCAATGCAACCCATCAACCCACAAGGAATGGTCTAAGTGAGCAAACAA